CCTTGGTAGGGATTTTTAAGTGCTGTTTGTATTGAAGCAAGTGTATTTCTATCAAATGTTGAAATAACTTCCTGACCCCCAATTTTTACTTTGTCATAATCAAATGTGCCATCTTGAATTGCTTTTTGCACCTTATTTTTTAGATCTTTGTTGGGTCCTTGAAGTATTAATATGCTTTTATCACCAGCATTTTCCATAAATTCAATAAGTGTTTTACTTTGGTCTTCTTTTAGGGGTAATTCAGCAATACTTTCTTCAATGGGCTTTTTAACTGGGGCATCATCAAATCCAAACAAACTGGCTCCCTGATCATATTTTACTATGTTCTTTTTGCCTTTTTGTTCTAATAAACTTTCAAGATTGGTTTTAATACCTCTTAAACTAATTGGATTACCCAACTCATCTTTCATTTCTGCTATTTTAAGTAGTTCATCAATGGGTTTGCCCATCATACCACTTTCTTTAGCTAATGATACTGCATAAGCTGCTTTTTGTTCTTTGGTATATCCATCCATAACTACATCTTCAGATGAATTAATTATTTGGCTGTATTCAGGTCCTAATTTTTTTAGATCAGCATTGGTTGTAAATACAAACTTTGTTTTGCCTTTGTAAAAACCCAAAACTTGATTTAATGAATCCATTTGTTTTTTGCTTAATTTGTCAAATTCATCAATTATTAAATATTTTGGTACTGAACCACCACTCAATAGTTTTTCAATATTTTCTGGTGTTATGTCTTCTGGTGGTAAAAACTTTGTGTTATCACCATATTTGGCAACCAAAATATCACCAATTGAACTTTTACCTGTTCCTGGAGGTCCTCTAAATATTATTGAATCAACAGTTTTAAATGTGTCTTCAGGTAATCCAAGATCATTAATTTCAGAACCTGTTTTAACTTTTGCTTGAACTTTATCATCAACAAATTGTCTTATTAAACTTTCAATTTCTGGAGTTGGATAAATTAATTTGTTTTCATCACTGACTAATTCATTTAATTTAATTTTACCAGCATTTAATTCATTTGTATATCCCAATCTTTCATACTTGTTTAACCAAAGATCATACTCACTTGCATAAGTCATTTGACCAGTTGGTTGATTAATATTTTGTAATTGGTTAAATTCAGTTGTAAATAATTCATCAACTAAATTTTTATCACTTAACTGAATTAATTGAGGTTTGCCTCCTTGAACTGGAGTAAAATTGTTTATTTGATTTGTTTCAATTGCTAATATGGCATTTGATACATTTTGGGCAACATCTTTGGGTTTATATCCATTATATAATGGTGTATCATTTGGTTGTATTTTATTTGAAGCAGCTAATCTATTGCCAAATCCCCCAAGAGCATAGCCAATACCACCCACACCACCACCAATAATACCACCACCCACAGCACCAAACATGACATTTTGTAGGGAATTGAATAGAGTATAATCTCTCTGCATTTTTTCTTGACCAGCAAATATTATGGGTTCAACTAAAATACTACCAACTACACCTTCAACAGCACCAGCAACAGCAGCTCTACCAATAGTTCCAAGAGCAGTACTTCCTGCTAATCCAAGTCTTGCACCCAAACTGGCCCAACCAATACCTGGCACTAATCCAAGAGCAACACCAACACCTAAATTAATAGGATCAGCCATATGAGCAGCAGCACCAACACCAAATTCAACTAACCCTCTACCATAAAAGTCTGGGTATTTTCTCATTATTTCTGCTCTTTTAACAGTTTCATCATAGTCTTCTGCTAATAATCTCTGTTGACCTTTAGTCATACCTCTTCTATATTCCTGTCCAGGCCTATAATCTTCTGATTTATAAAAGTCTTCAGGCAATATTGATTCTGTGGAATATCCCCTGTCCTTTAAATATTCAATATTTTTCCATGGAGTTTCTGTTGCTGCTTGATCCCAAACACTACCTAAATAATCACTTGTTGATGGTTTGTTTAACAAATCCTGTGCATATTGTTTGGCATCAAGCCTATTAGACATAGTATATTTTGACATATATAAATACCTTTAATAAATACTTTATTATCTATTTATTAGGGATATTATTATGAGTATGTTTAAATCACCCAAAGTACCAAGAGTACCTTCAGAAGCAGAAGCTAAAGCTGAAAGAGCTAAAGAAGAAAGTTCAGCAGCAGCAGAAGAACAATTAGCAGCCAAAAAGAGACAAGGTGTATTGGCTACTTTAAAAACCAGAGGTGGAGCACTTGGTGTAGCAACATCTGATGAATATTTAAGTCCAGGATTTTAAGGAATTATTATGAGCAAACCATCAAAACCAAAAGCAGCACCTGCTCCAGTAGCAACTACTCCTGAAGTGGACTTAACAAAGAAAAAAGAACAAAATGCTCAAAACCAGTTTGCTGAAGCATTAAGAGCTGGTAGAGTATTTAAAGCTGGATTAGGATCATCACAAAATGCATTAGGCCCAGCAATATTTTAAGGTAAAAAATGGATAGAATCAGGTATAGCAATAAACTATTAAAATTTGCTAAGGAAAAAAGAGCAATACATGAAACTGAATGGGATTCAGCATTTAGATATACTTTTCCTCACAGAAACTCAGTGTATACTTTTAACCAAGGCAGTTATTCAAATGCAGTTTATAATTTGAATAACAGAGAAGAATTATATGATACTACTGCTATGGCTGGAATTCAGGATTTAGCTAACTCAATGATGGATCTGCTTATGCCAGAAACACAGAGATGGCTTGAAGCAGAAGTAGTTAATTTAAAAGTTGGTCAATCAATTCCATCTGATGTTAAATTAGTAATGGATGAAAACAATAAAAGAATACAAAAAAACTTATTAGATGGTAATGTAAGTTTAACTGCCAGTGAAAGTTTAATGGATTGTATTATTACTGGTCAAGGTGCAGTTGCCTTTAAAGACCAGGATCTATTTATTGACACTTATAGTATTCCTATTGGTAATGTGTTCTTCCTACAAAATGGCTGTAATAGAATTGATGTTATATTCAGAGAATTTGTTAGAAAAGCAAAAGACATAATTCAGGATTGGGGTGCTGATCCAAAATATAAATTAAGTGATGAATTTAAAGCAAAAGCTGTAGAAGCACCAGAACAGGAATATACATTAATTGAAGGTGTATATCCATTTGGAATTGGAAAATATCATTATTCACTTATGTTGGGTAAAGGTGGTGGTGCTACTGTTGATATGAGCAGCATGAGTGAAATCTGTTATCAGGAGATAGATAAAGAACAAATTCCTCTTTTAGTTTATAGATGGAGTAAAATAGCTGGTGATGATTATGGTGATAGTCCAGTTAGAAGAGCATTACCTGACATTAAAGTGTTAAATGAACTTATGAAAAACATTTTGGTGTTTACTGAATATCAAGCATTTCCCAGCTTCCAAATGCCAGCTGAATTCTTTGATGAAGAAATAATTAAAAAGTATTTTGGTCCAGGCAAAGTATTACCCACAGAAGGTGAATTAGCTAAATTGGATACTTCTGGTGATTTAAGATTTGCTGTTGAATTATTAAACCAAATTAGATTTCAAGTAAAAGAAGGCATTTATTCAAATGAACTTCCCCCAGCAACTCAACCAAATTATATGACCAGAGAAGAAGTTATTGCCAGAAGACAAATGTTTTTAAGAAAAATTGGTCAACCAGCACTAAGATTACAAAAGGAATTTTTAGAACCTTTTGCCAATTCTTTGGTGTATAGAATGAAGAAAAAAGGTTTATTAGAACCTTATCCAAAAGATTGGGAAAATAAAATTAAATATAAAGTAGTTTCTGCTGCTGCCTTATCCAGAAAACAACAGGAAGTATTTAATGAAATACAGTTGTTTGGGCAAGTAATTCAAACAGTTGGTCCAGATAATGCTTTCAAAGTAGTTGATGTAAATAAATTTACCAGAAAAATATTGGAAGACAGTGGATTTAGCAACAGCTTATTAAGAAGTGAAAAAGAACTTGAAGCATTAGCAAAGGATGAAGCAGAACAAGCACAATTGCAACAAGCATTACAATTGTTCACACAAACAAGAAAGTAAAAAGAAAATGAATAAAATGCCAGAAGTAAATGAAAATAGTAAATATACTAAAACAATAACTGCTTATTTCAATGTTTTTAATACTCCAGATGGTGAAATTGTGTTAAATGATTTATGGGAAATTGTTGGTAGAACAGGTTTAGATGCTAAAGATCCAAACCCAAACTCAGCAATTTATAGATTAGCACAACAAGCTGTTCTGGAAACTATTGAAAATAAAATAGCAGCTTATAATAAGAAACAGAAAATATAAGGGGAAAACTAAATGACTGACCAAACAATTGCTCCAGCAATGGAAAATACTACCAATCAAGTGGTAAGCCAATATGCAAATGATGGCTTTAGTAGTGATGCTTTACCAAATTCAAATCCACTACAACAAAATACTACCAGTGAAATACCTGTACCAGCCACACCAGATGTACCAAAAGGACCTTTAGTATTTGAAAAGTATTTCCAAGGTGTTGAAGAATTAGTTAAAGATGATAAATTATTGGGTAAATACACCAATGTTGGTGAATTTGCTAAAGCATATAAGGAACTACAAACTTCTTATATGAAAACACAAAATGATTTAAAAGCAGCCCAAGAAGGTAAAACTAATATACCTGAAGCATATGAATATGAAGAAGTAGTAAAAAATGCTGGTTTGGAATTTCAAGACAAAGAACAATTTGAAGGTGTTTTAGGTCAATTTAAAGAAAAGGGCTTTAGTCAAGATCAATTTAATTTTGTTATGGATATGGCTGGGCAATTAGCAACTGGCTTAATGGCTAATGAAGGTCCAAGATATGATGTAGCTGCTGAAAGAGCAGTTCTTGAAAAAGAATGGGGCAGTGATGTTCAAAGCAAATTGGATGCAACATTTAATTTTGCCAAAAATGTAGTTGGTATTCCACCTGATGTTTGGAACAATAGTTTGAGATACAGTGCTGCTGGAATGAAATGGGTTTATCAATTAAGTCAAAAATTGGGCAGTAATCCCACAGCAGTTGATACAACACCAACAGCTTCAACTGTTCCATCAAAGGGACAAATATTTGAAATGATGAATGATCCAAGATATAAGGGTTCTGCTACTGATCCTTCAAATGCTGAATATCAAGCAAGAGTTAGAGAAATGATTAGCAAAGCAATGACTGCTGGTGTTAATTTATTATAAATAGTAATATGATTTAGCTAAAAGATAGGGCCTCCAGTAGAAATATTGGGGGCTCAAATATTTCTAACATAAATAAAAACAATGATACCCTAATCATAGGCTTCATTAAAACAGTATCCACCCAGATGTAAAATGGTAGAAGAGGCTTTGATAAAAATAATAGGGCTCCATTGGACACCCCTTAAAATAAAATCAAACACCCAAATCAAATTAAAAACAAAAAACATTAACAAATGATTAGGGAGACTAATATGTCAACAAATGTAGATAATGCTCTTATTGTAGAGTGGAATATGGAAGCTCAACATGAGCTACAAAGAAAACAAACAACCTTAATGAGTGGTGTTAGAGTTGCTCGAGCAAATGCTCAAACTCACAAATTCCACAAAATTGGTGAAGGTGAAGCAACAGTTAATAGAAGCAGAAATGCTACACTATCACCAATGAATGTTGGTCATTCAACTGTTGATTGTGTGCTAAAGAGAATTGAAGCACCTGAATGGGTTGAAGATTTTGATAGCCTAAGAACAAACTTGGATCTTCGAAGAGAATATACCCAATCAATTATGATGGCTGTTGGTAGGAAATGGGATGAAATTATAGTTGATGATGGCTTAAATGCTAACCCAACTGCTGTTTCAATGTCAAATACCCTAAACAAAGCTGGTATGATTGCTTTCAACAAATCATTAATGGCTGCTCAAGTTCCAATGGGTTATGAAAACAGATTTATGTTAATTGGTGAATCTGGTTTAGAAGACCTTTTAAATGACACAACTCTAACTTCAAAAGACTACTTAGAAAAAGGTGCTCTTCAAGATGGTGTTGTATCCAACTTTATGGGTTTCACATTAATTTACACTGATAACTCACTATTACCTGTTACTTCTGCTGGTACTCACAGAAACTATGCTTGGTACAAGAAATCAGTTGGTGTTGCTCTTGGCAATACTATGAAGCTAATGGTTGAAAGAATCCCAGAAAGAAACACAACTCAAGTATTGGGTGAAATGCATGTTGGTGCATGTACAATTCTACCTGATGCTGTATTTTATGCAGACATCACAAACTAAGGAGATATGAAAAATGGCTGAAACAAAAAGTGCAAGTATTGCAAAACAAGGTGGAAATCCCTTACAGGTATTTTCATATACAAAAGATAATGTCACATTAAGTGCTGATGTCACTTATCCTTGGTTGGGTGTTCCCAAGGGATTCACACCTCTAAAGGTAGGTTTGTATTCAACAACTTTGGGTACTGGTGAATTTACAATTTCTGTTGGTGATGGTGATTCCCCAACAAGATTTATCACAGCTGAAACTTCTGGTGTTCAAACCAGAACTTGGGGTGTAGATGGTGACACAGAAGCAACCAATGCTAATATTGGTTTTAGATACTCAACTCAAGACACAATTGATGTGACTGTAAGTGCTGCATCAAATGTCACAGTAAGTTCCATCACTGTGTTTGTTTGGGGTTATACAGACAATTCAACTTCACTATAATATTAACCAATAAATAGGATTGCTCACACAAGAAGTTGAATTTAGGGCCCCCATAATTGGGGGCCTTTTGTTTATCTATAAATAACAATAAAGGAGTAATCATGAATGATATAGAAATTTCGAATATAGCACTCATTCATTGTGGTATAGTTGACACAATATCAAGTTTTGAAGATGCATCAGAAGAAGCTGGTGTTATATCAACAGTATTTGATACAGTTAAATTAAGCATGTTGGCTGAGTATCCCTGGAACTTTGCTGTTGAATGGAGTAATTTAAGTCCTTTAGTAGAAGTACCAGGCAATCCTGATTTTGAATATCAATTCCAATTAAATTCCACATATTTAAGAGTAATAGCAGTTGTAGATGAATATGGTCATCCACTTGATTGGGCTTATGAAGCAAACAATAGAATATGTGCCAATGTAAACAACATCAAAGTAAAATATTTAAAAAATGTGACAACAACAGATTTACCAGCTTATTTTGCCAATGCTCTTGCTGCTAAATTAGCAACTCAAATAGTTATAGCATTAACTGAAGATGTGGGTAAATTAAATTTGTTAATGGGTATGTATCAGAGATTAGATGCTAAAGCCAAACTATTAGATATGAAAAGTAATCCTCCTCCAACTGTTATTTCAACATCAAACTCCAGATTAATTCAATCAAGGTACACTCATTAATGGCAAAGTTTAGATTTAGTCAGTTTAATTTAAATGTTGGTGAAATAAGTGATTTAGCCAAATTTAGGGCTGACAATGATGTATACAAAGCTTCAGTTGACTTACTTGAAAATGCTGTGCCATTAAGTCAAGGTGGTATAGTTAGAAGAAGTGGCAGCTATGCTTGGGCTGATTATGGTTCAGAAATACCCAAAATTGGTGTATTTGATTTTAATAATGAACAGCAATATATTGTTGCTTTTTACACAGACAGTATTGATGTTATTACCAATTGGGATACTTTAACAAAAGAAACATTTTCTGGATTTGGTTGGACAGCTTCTGATGTTAAATTTGTTAGATATGTTCAAAGTAATGATGTTATGATTATTACTCATTTTAACTATGGTAGTTGGAAATTATTCAGAACTGATGCTGGAACTTTTGAAATAGAAACACTTTTTGAAACTGTTAGCCCAGATCAAAGAGTGTATTTTAATTTTCCTGAATTTCAAAATGCTGAACTATATGTTTCTGCTAATACAGCAAGATATAGAACAAAAGTAAGTGCTCTTGCCAGTGCTACAGCAACCCCATATTTTATTGATGATCATGTGGGAGTTGGTTTAAAATTAATAAAAGGTACTACTTTTCATTATGGCACTATTACCAGTTTAATTGGAACAGCACCAACTACAGAAGTTAATGTCACTTGGTATACAGCAGCTTCAGCATATTCTGCACCTATTTCTACTTCATCATATCCTGTTTTTGCTGAAGAAGCATTTAGTGATGTTAGAGGATATCCAAGAACTTTAGTATTTCATCAACAGAGATTATATTTAGGTGGTGGTAGAACTACACCCAATGTTCTTTATGCCAGCCAAACAGGTGACTTTTTTAATTTTAAAAATGAAAACACTACATTAGACAGTTCAAGTTTTAGTTTTACACTCAGCACAGACAATGTGCATACAATTAGAGATATGCACTCTGATGATAATTTAATTATTCATACTTCCAGAGGTGAGTTTATTGGGTTTGGTGGCAACAATAATCCCATAACACCCAGCAATGTTCAAATTACACAAAAAACCAATAATGGTATTAGCTCAGTTAAAAGTTATGTTGTTGACAATGAAAGTCTCTACATTACAGAAAATGATGAAGAAATTAGAGCATTTGCTTATGACATTGAACAGGATGATTATATATCCAAAAATTATTCACTACTTCATACTGGCAAATTGTTAAGTCCAGTTGATATGGCTATACTTCAAAACTACAAAAACAGTCAAACAACTTTAGCATTTATAGTTAATTCAAATGGAGAATTAGCTTGTATGGTTACTGACAGAAGTAGAAGAATATTGGGTTGGAGTAGATGGATTACAAATGGCAGTTTTAAATATGTGACTGTTGCTAAAACAAAATACAATCCAGATTCCAGTGATACAGCATATGTTCTCTATGCTACAGTCCAAAGAGGGAACAAATACTACATAGAGGTGTTTGGTCAAGATGACATTTATTTAGATTTCTGGAGGAAGGAAACCAGTTCAACTGCTAACACTGCTACCTTTTCTCATGGTGATGACATTATAACAAATTATCCAAATGGAGCTCAACTGATTACTCTTGACAGTACCCAAAATAATGTGACAAAAGAAGTAATTATAGATGAGGAAATTTCAGGCAGTGATGGGGTGTTTACAACAGAAGACAATTTTATAAATTCTGCTTATGTGGGTCTGCCCTATATCACTACTGTTAGAACCCTTCCCTTAACAGGGTTGGTTAATGAACTTACCATGAGAAAAGGTCAACCTATGAAAATACTTAGAGTATGGGCACAGGTATTTAACACCAGTCAATTTGCAGTTGAAGGCAATGAATTAATAACATTAAAATATGACTTTGATAATTTTGATGGATTTTATCCCATTGAAAGTGGATTGTATTGGAGTAGAGTGTTAAAGAAAGGTAGAGATCCCCAATTAACATTTATGACAAGTGATCCAGTTAGAATGACATTTTTGGGATACACAATGGAGGTACACTATTGATTTTACCAGAACCATTTAGTTTTAAAGCAGCAACAAAGGAAGATCTTCAAGCTGTTTGGGATAATGTTAGAGAATGTGATAAAAATGAATTAAGTCTTTTGGGTGATAAAGGCTATGAAGATTTTATTGATCTACCATATTGTTATTGTGTTTCAGCAGATAATAAGCCATTCTTAATATTTGGTGCTAATGTCACAGAAGGTTGTATTTGGTTTGCCAGTTATGCTACACCTGATGTTTACAAATATATTAAAAGTTTTACAAAATACACTACACATTTTATGGATATAGTTGCTATAATGGAATATCCAAAAAGAAGTTTAATTCAAGTGTTAGAACATAATAAAACTACAAAAAGATGGTTAAAAAGTTTAGGGTATCATCCAACAGGAAGTTCATATAAATATAATGATATAAGAATTGAGGTTTGGGAAAGATGAGTGCTCCAATATTATTAGGTGTGTTAAGTGTTGCAAGTGCTGGCTTTTCAGTAATGAGCCAAATAAGTGCTGCCAAAACACAACAAAAAATTGCCAATGCTCAAGCACAAACTATTAAAACAGAAGCTGCTTTAAGACAGGAAGATAGGTCAAAACAGAGACAGAGAGTTATTGCCAGTCAAAGAGCAAGAGCTGGTGTTAGTGGTGCAACTGTTGAAAGTTTTCAAGGTGTATTTGATTCAACTGCTGCTCAATTTGCTAATGAAGATTATGTTGATCAATTAAATGCCAGATTAAATGCTGATATGAAAAAAGCAGAAGGTCAAAATGCACTCAACCAAGGTTATGCTCAAGCTGCTGGAACTGCATTAAACACTGGGCTAAAATTAGCTGAAGGTTATTTTGCTTCATAAGGATATAAAATGGTAAATGTAAGAGGAAATGCTCAGGATGTTAACAGGGTTGCTGGTGGTAATCCCCAATTAAGTTTGGGTGGATTTACAGTCAGCACAGGTGCTGCCAATTTATTTTCAGGAATGGCTAGTGCATTAGCAGATAAATTTGTTGATGCTCAAGTAGCCAAAGCAACAGAACAGGGTGCTATTGATCAGGAAGGTTCAGAAACACAAGTTGGTAATACTGCCATACCCACAGCAGCTCAAAGAGCTTATAATGCTGCTGGTGAACAAGTATTTCTATTACAAAAGCAGAGAGAAATTGATGAATATTTTAATCAAGCAGAAAGAGAGTTTTTAACTCTTCCTCTGGATGCTGACCCAATGGAATGGTTGAGTAGTTTTGAAGAAAGAACAAATTTAGCCAGCCAAAGTTGGACAGAAGGTGCCCAAAGTGCCACTGCCCAAAGAATTTCTGCTTATTCTGAAAGATTGATTGGTAGTAAAACAAATCAATTTTTTAATGCTGCTTATCAAAAGAAAATGAAATTAGCTGCTGATGAATTCAATTTAAGTTTTAATGATAATTTAAGATCAATTGATGTTTTAATTTCCAATCCCACAGCAATTACCAGTGCTGATGGTAAACAGGAAGTATTAAATAAAATTGAATTGGGTAATCAAATGATACAGGATCAAGTGTCAAATGGATTAATCACCCAACAGGAAGCTGATATTAGAAAGAGAGATTTACAATTTGAAGCAGTCAAAGCTGACTTTGCACTATTATATTTTGAAAATGCACTACCAAATAATTCAGTTGATGAATTAAAAAGAAATATTATTAGTCCTCCTGCAGGTGATATTTTAAATAATTATACTCTTGAAGAAAGAATAGAATTAGTACAATATATTGATAGATTAGATAAAAACAGAGAAGCCATTGAAAAAAGAGAAATGGCTGAAATGGATAGAGAACTGGAAATATATAGACAGGAATTAAGTCTTTTTGGTAAGGCAAGAGTTGATGATGCCCAATTAGACCAAGCATTACAGGACAGATATCCTGACCCAGAAGACTATAAAATTGCTAAACAGGATATGGATATTGCTAAAGCTATTGGTACTAATTTTGTCACATTGTTGAGTACTCCTTTTACTGAATGGGATAGTTTTATTAATGACACAATTAACACAACCAAATATCCTGATTTAATGCCTGAAGGTATAGAAAAAGCCAAACTGTTATTAAGAACACAAGCCAGTGAAACACTAAAGAGATTAAATAGTCCAGATGGTGCTGATGTTATAGTTGAAGCATTGGGTAAAATGGGTATAGATGATACACCAATAAATAGAGCTAACTTTTTCTTTGTTCAAGGTAATCTATTAAGCACTGGTATTTCTCCAAGATTATTTACAGGTGAG